AAAGTAAGGCATGTTACGAAGCTGTCTAAGCTGAGACTTGTTCATCTTGTGACGATGAATTATAAACTCACACTCGTCTACATTAGTAGCTCCGGGGTCAGGATAAAAATCCCAACAACTAACAAATTCAATTCTAGGGACTCTAACCTCTAAAGGGTTATAGCTTCTTTCCCCGTCTTCAGCGGTATCCCACTTGTGAAGTTTCTTGTTAAAGTTAAATGGTCCTTTTACAATCCCTGTGCCAAGCAGAGCAGATTCTAAAAGAGCATTTCTAATTTCGGATGAGCCTTTTGATTCATCAATTTGGTCATGGATTAATTTCTCCATGCGTCTTGCAGCCTTTTGAGCTGGAGACATTTCTAATATTGTAGGTACTGGGCTGAACCCTTCTACTAACTGGTCTGATACTTTATCTTCAAGGCTGTCTTCAAACAAACCATTGCCAAAGGAAGCTCCGGGTCTCAGGACTTTTCCGTCCCCTTCGTATCCTACATCGTAAGGATTGTCTAACGCATTACCGTCTATGTCTCCTTCTCCATCTAAAACTCCACCACCTATTGTACTTTCAATACCGGGTGCACCGTTCTGAGTATCAAGATGAGCACTTGCTAGTTCTCCTTCAGGCACTTTAGTTTCGCTAATACCAATTGGAAACTTACCTGACCCAAATATTACATCTACTAATTGCCCAAAGGCAGCCAGTACTTTTGTTTTTGTAATCTTTACAAAGATACGAGACTTCTCTGAGTCTCTAAACTTAACGGACTTGTTGTAAAGTCCTCTGTAGTTCTCGTAGGCTTTTAACCAACGAGTCTCGTCAGTCTTTCTAGCGTCTTGGGCTTGTTGAAATCTACCTTTGATAATACCAACAAGATTAGTCTGTTGGTCAAACTCTAGATCAAGACTTTTACCAGCTTCACCTTCTACTTCTTCATAGATACTATTAGCGTTTAAAAATGTATTGTCCTTGTCTGCCATAAAATCTAATATCCAAATGTTGAATCAGATGGTTGATGGATGTCTCGTTTCAATCCCCTCAGCCTATCGAATGTACTTCTCATTCTTGGTCTACTCATTATCATATAACGCAATGCATCATACGCATGATCTGAAGCATGTGTGTCTACATCTTCAGGATTGGTTTTAGATAGCGGTATGCTTTGTAACTCCCTAATTAAATTAGGACAGTTATTAAATATTTGCAACCTAGGTCTACCGTTCTCTTTAACCTTTAGGAACTCATGTATTTGGATTTTACCTTGGACCCTATTCTTATCAGCGGGTCTAAGCTTGTGTCCTTGCCGTACTAAGGCTTCTCCAACAGTGGGACCAGTTGTTCCTGTCCTTGCCCATGCTGCTGTGTCTAATACACCAGAGACCGAGTAAGGGTCTTCTAGCTCCATACTAGTTATTATAGCACCTAATTCCTCTCCTGTCAAGCCTTTTCTGTATAATTCTCGATATATTATCAAAGTTCCATCGTTTTGGTCCATAATACCCCATAAACAACAGGACTCTGCAGCATAACCATAGTCAACTGCCTTAACTCTTTCCCAATGCATAGGCAGTTCAAAAGGCGTAATGACATGATTAAGTGGGTCAAACTCTACAAAGGCTGCTCCTTCTGCTACATCCCAGTTGCCTTCAAGCAATTGTCTACGTTGAATTGGAGGTAGAGATTTAAGCATCTGTTCATAAACACCATCCTTTGCAAGGTAGGGATTATCTTCAAGCTTGGCGGGAATAAACTTCCTTGTGAGTCCGTCCATGCCCAGAAAGCTTGTGTTATGTTCTGATGGTTGTATGTATCTTTTCTTAACCCAGTGCGAACCAACACCACCGGGATTGGCGGTACAGCGAAGGTATGTTTGTATTGTAGGGTCTGTTGTTCTCAGACGAGAAGCTAAATAGTTCCAAGCAAACTCTGTAGGTAGATGGGTTATTTCATCAAACCCTATCCAACTATAGGCTTGTCCTTGATAGCGATACACATCTGCGTCTCTTTCTAGGAAACCAAACTCAACCTTAGCACCGCTTGGGAAGTTCCAAAGCTTTTCAACTTCTCTGAACTTAGCACCGGGGAAAGCTTGTGGGTATAGTTCTCTAGACTTATCAATCATCTCTCTTAGTTCTGGCATAGAACGTCTAAGGATTAAAGCTCTGTGTGCTTTCTTGTGACAGTTACGAAGTGGGTCTACAATCATGGCATATGATTTACCACCCCCGGCTGCTCCACCGTACAACACATCTTTCTCACCCGCAGCAAGGAAGTCTGTTTGTGGACCTTCGTTAGCGTGGAATAAGACTGTGTGGTTGTCTAAGTTTTCTTTGACAGCTTTAGGGAGGGCGTCAAGCTCACCTTCTGTGATAGGACCTTCTACAGTCTTATCAAGTTTTTGAATTGTTTCTTTTTGTTTTTTAAAAGATTGTCGAGCGTTGTTAAGCTTTTGCTCAAGCTTTTCGATGTTACGTTGTTTACGACCTACTGTAGACCGAGCAGCCTTAATAGCTTTCTCGGTTGTGGTCTGTGGTCTACCGGCTTTCTTCTTAGGTGTTCCGTCTTTCTTTAAGACAAAATTACCTTCATCATTTTGCAAGTAGAGATGGGGATTCGTTTCCCAGTCTCTCGTTTCGTTTTCCATATTTTTTATCTACGTGTTTCTTTAGACCGGGCGTTGATATTCTTCTATCTGTTTTGTACTCTAACCAATCACATGCCGCCTGAAGGGATACTTCTTCGTTGACGATCATGTTCTCAGCAACCTGTAAAGCATTTAGTTCCTCTTCTAAAGGTCTAAGAAACCCTGTCACCTCATCAAACTCATACCCGAATGGTATGGTAGAGGTGGTTCGTTTAATGTATCCTTCTGGAACTAACCTCATTTTAGAATATCCAGATTAAAATAAGTGTTGTTATAACACCACAGCCAAAACAACACCCCCACAACTGCAGGTCTGTTAGGTTGTAAAGATAAGTAATGTTATTTACTCTTTTTTCTAGTTGGTTTTTTAGCCACTGCATTTGATTTCCTCGTTATAACTCGTTTAGGAGTTGGTTTTGTTTTAGTTTTGACAGGGGTTAAAGTTTTCTTAAAAAGCTTTCTGTAAGCCTTTGCTACTTTATCCATCCATGTGTTAATTCCGTACATACTATTTAGTATCCTCCTTTTTTTTATCGCCAAAGATTCTTTCCCAGTTGTCTCTATAATCATCTGTATAGAATCCGGGTCTAGGATTGGCTCCTTTACTACCATGGGTTTTCTTATAAACAGGAGACTTAAACATCATAGGTTTCTCGTCACTGCCTAGCTGTTGTCCTTTGCCTTTACTCAATGTACTATCTTCTCCTCATTTATTCCTACCGTGTTCATGTGTTCGCCATCACTATCATCAATATAAATACTGTCTAACACCCCCACAACAACCAAACCATTGTGAGTTGCTGCTTGTTCCGCTCTCTCGACTGTTGAAGCAATAATATTAGGTCCTGCAAATGTTGTGCCATATGCGTCTATCTCAGTTAAGAATATTTTCATATTATGTTCCCGTAGATGTTGATGTTCCTGTAGAAGTATTTCCATGTACAGTAGTCCAAACCTCTCCAGTAGGAGCTTCACAAGGAATATAGTTTAAAACTATCAATAGTATTAATAACTCCATATTAAGATAGCTCTTCGTAGTCTGCATCTTCTGCTACTATATCAATCGCCTTCTTCTCTGGGAGAATAAATATACCCCCTCCGGCACTGTGATTGACTTCCATCCTCTCTGTCTTAGCAACCCCTACTCTATCTAGGATGGTCTGTGCTGCTTGTAGCTTATAGTTAGCTTGAGAGATAGGCTTATCTGATCTCATCACCTCTATAATCTTAAAGGCTGCTAAAGGAGCTTCCCTTGCAAGAACATTTGAGGCTAAATCGACTACTTCTTCCTTTAAGGATTGTAATACTTGATAGTGATTGCCAGAGTATCCTGCAAGTTCCGCTGACTTTTTAAAGTCTCCTTGTGTTTCCACGAGGTGACCTAAGAATGATTCTTGTTTCTCTGTGAGAGTTCGATCTTTCTTCTCAGTTAGGTAGTTGCTCATGTACCTATTATAGTGTTACTTCTAGAATTTGTCAAGCTTTTGTAACCTTTTTAAATTAATTTCATAAAAGACTTGACAAAAGTGAAAATAATGTGTACAATAGAATTGTAAGGTTCCCCCGGTTATAGATACAATATAACCCCCCATTATCCCCCATTAAAGTTATCCTATTTAGCATATCATATGTTATAAAACTTTGTAAAGTTAGGGAGCTGGTTAATGTTCTAAATCTCCTAGAAATGTGTAACATCTATATATATGGGGGGTGGGGGGTATGGTGCTCCTGCCCTCCCCATAAGCAACTGATGTCCCGTTTAAACACATTACTCTATAACTTCATAACGGGACAATTGTCTCCCTTATTAAAGTAGTTCTATAACGTTCTAGAATTGAATCTCCGTTTTGAAGTTATAGCATGATGCTAGTTTATGCGTGTAGAAATGAAGCGTATTAAAGTTATATTTATAATTTATCACTCTGTAACGGCTTTATTACTTGAACTACCCTTAGAACACTCTCACCGCTTCACTACTGCATTCTCTAACATTCCCTAGCCTTAGTACCTCTTTTTCCTTAGCTCGATTCTAGCATATAGTTATCCACAGGTTATGCACAGGTAAATATAATTAAAATAAATGGGTGATTCGCTTGTGTATTCTGAAAATGAGAGTAAGATTATCATATTAACAACCCGCCTATGCGGACAACCTAAAAGGTGAAAATATGAAGAATGAGAATAACAACAAAATCGCTGAAGTTTGGTTAGACAAATTATCAGCCCGTTTAAACCCTCTCTTTAAAGAGTCAGGTAATATAATTCCTGAAGATGTTAAGTTGCATTGTGGCTGGACTTCAAAGGGTTCAGGAAGAGCATCGGCAAAGCATCAGGTACTGGGTGAATGTTTCAGCCGTTCTTGCAGTGCCAAGGGCGTAAATGAAATCTTTATCTCACCCGTTAGAGCTGATTCGCTAAGGGTGGCTGATGTGTTAGTACATGAGCTATGTCACGCCATTGACGATTGTCAGGACGGGCACGGTTCAAAGTTCAGAAGCATTGCAACGGGTGTTGGGCTTACTGGTAAAATGACTGCAACAGTGGCGAGTCCTGAACTAGAAGAGAAACTCAAAGCCATCATTGCGGACATTGGAGAGTATCCACAAAGCGAGCTTAAAGCACCTGAGAAAAAGCAATCAACGAGAATGCTCAAGATGATTTGTGAAAATGAATGCGGGGCTAGTTGCTACCAATCAGCCAAGCAGTCAGAAGAGAACCCTATGTTATGCTCTAACTGTTCAGAGCTACAAGAAGACGAGCTAGGGTACACAGTGCAAACCTACATGGTGCAAGCATAACAACAATTAACGGGGTGTTTAAACGCACCCCACAACTGGAGGATTAAGATAATGGAAACTTTAACAGATACACTATCAGACTTAGATATATTTGACGGGGAAGAGATAGAGCTAGGATAAGACAGCTCACCAGTAACAAGCTCCTTAATTGGGGCTTCTACTGGTAGAAACTATAACAAACCTTTAGGAGGTTACAAAATGAGTAGAAAAGATTATATAAAAATAGCTGAGTTGATTAGCCATATAGCAGATACTAAAACAATGGCAGTTGATGGCGGTACTTTAGTTGTAAAGCTAGCCATTCTTTTCAGAGAAGACAACCCTAAGTTTAACAGGGATAAATTCTTTGAGGCTTGTATGGTAAACGTTGAAGAGGTCACACAATGATAAGAGAAATAACACAGTGGGATTTTGTAAACGCTTTCAGTAGTTCAGATAATTATAAAGATAGTTTCTCTTATGAGGGACTGATTGAACTCTTTGAATTCTTTGAGCAGTTGGACAATGATTCTGAAACGCCTATCAATTTTGATATGGTAGAGATTGCTTGTACTTATGCAGAGTATGATAACCTTGCAGAGTTTCAAGATAACTACACTGACGGGAAGGAGATGTTTCCCACAGTCGAAAGTATAGGCTATGTTAGTACAGTGTTAGAGATACCTAATACAGAGAGGTTTATTATAGAGCAATTCTAAAACCTTACCCCGTTTAAACGCCTTCTTAATTGAGGGCTTTGGCGGTATAAACTATTAAACCTTTAGGAGGTTATGAGAATGAAGACAACAAAAATATTTGGTATACAATACAGGGGATGGAGTGAAGAACTGAACTTATTTAAGCAGGACTTAGCAAGGATGCAGGGGCTTGAGTGGTTCAGTTGGTTTATATTAAAACCTATGCTAGTGGTTAGCTGTATAATGTTTGCTATCTTTGGAGGTGTTTAAACATCATGGAAAATATAATAGTAAAAGATTTGATAACGCTTGGTAGTCTTTTTGAAAACTTATTCAATCAGACAGGCATAGGTAGGGATAAAAATTATATGTATATGTACAGTGATACAAGCACGGGCATGGATTACTTTAAGAATTCAATCACAAGAAAATATATAAAAGTTAAGGAGGCTGTTTAAACATGTTGGCTACTACTATCACTATAATTTATATTATAATTGGAATAGGGACAGGTGTCTGGTTTTCAAGGTAGAAATTACTCTAAAACCCTGATAGCTTCTAAGCCTTTGGTCATGTGGTCAAGGGCTGAAGTCGTTTAAATATTTACAAGCTCACAGTGAGGACGACAGGAGACGAGAGAGGGTGTTTAAACGAGGTTGTTTAAACGAGCTTGACAACCTTAACAATTTATGGTAAGGAAAAATAATCCTTGACAACCTTGACAAATTATGATAGGAAAAATTAGGGCTTGACATTCAAACTAATTCATGTATATTAGAAACATAAACAAATGGAGATAAAGAAAAATGAAGACACAGATAAAAAGAATTAGGGCTTATACATTTGACAAGAACGGATACCCTATTAATAGTAGGGGCAAAATAATTTTAACGAGTAAGATTACTGCTTCGTTTAAACAGTCCGCCAACAACGAAGGTTCACGGGTTACTTGGTTGACAAAATAATGCTTGACATCTTAGAAGATTCATGTATAGTAAAACAATAAACAAAAAGGAGATAAGAATTATGAAAGGATTATTACAAACGATAGTGGGTGAGGCAGTTAAGAAGGGATACTACTACGCCATTGATTGCGACAGTGGATACGGGTTTACTGACAAGCATTTTTTCCAACACCCTACACAGGATATGTCATTGCTTTGCAATCAGAAACCTGAGGACGAATACATAGGTGTTGATAACCTTGACGAATGTCATATCTTTTTCTTTACCAAAGAACAAGCAGAGCGTTTAAACAATGCGGTAGGTAAGGTTAGCTCTGACCGTGAGATATGGGAGAGCGAGGAAGAGGAGGAGAAGGGGCGATACTTTGATGGGTGGATACTGTGGTCGAACTGGAATGACGGGGTGGAGAGAGTGTGCGATTATACCTGTAAGTTAGACGAACTGATAGGGCTTAGTAAGATAAGCGACAAGTGGGAAGCAAAAGTTGAAGCGTTTAAACACGCTCTATAAAGGAGAATGAAAATGAGTAAAGCAAAGTTTATAAATGCAATCTTTGGGATGAGTGTAGAGTTTGATCTTGAAGAGCTAAACATAGATTGGGAAGAGGTAGAGGACTACTACATCAAATGGATGGTGCTTCATGTGAGCTTTAAAGATGGCTCAAATCAGGACTATAAACCCACAAACGAGGGTGAGTTAGATGCTAAGTGGGCAGTAGAAGAAACTATATATGATGATGAATACAGAGAATATCTTTAAAAGTTTACAAGATTGTCACACTTCTGTCACACCATTGTCACAGTAGTATGATATGATAAGTTTTGTAGTTAGGAGTGAGCCTTTATAAAATCCCACTGAGTGTAGCGTTAAGGCTAAAAGTAAATGAGTACTATACCACCATGCACTAACTACAACAGTTGCTAGACCTGTAAAACTAGCACCATTAATTTTAAAAAAAGGAGAATGATATGAGTAGAATGTATGATAACTTTTGCGAGACAGTAGACAGTATCTATATCGCAATCAATGAGAGTGGGTTAAGTGAGGGACTGTTTAAACAACTTCATAAGGAGCAAGGTGCTGACACCACTGCGTATGTAGTGAAGCAACAGTTTGTTACCTTACCTATGTTTTTTAACGAAGCACTAGACCACGTAACCAAGGAGATAATCAATGAGCACTGAAGTAAACAGCACACTCATGGATAACATGAGAGACAATGTACATGAGCTATGGGTGCTAGAAGGTAGACCTGATTTAGAGGACGACTGCCTTCAGTATTGTTATGATAATATTGGTAGACCCGTACCTATAACCATGATAGAGTTCCTATCTAAACACTGTGGTCAAGCCATGTCGAGTGAAGACTATGAACATATGTCAAAGAAAGAAGAGACATGATCTGTCACATGGTTGTCACACGATTTGACTTTTGATTTTTTTTATGATACAATCGGTTAAAACTAACAAAGCAAATAACAAAATAAATATTAATTATTATTTTAATTATTTTAAAAGGGAGAAAATGTATGGATGATTATATAGAAAATATTATAGATGATTATTATAAAGATGCACCTATGATAGATACAACAGAAGATAGTTGGGAGGTTTATGATGATTAGTTACAAGGAACATAAGGTAACAGAAAAGGTTTATGCCAAGCACCAAGTATCAGATTACATGATGAAGTTGTTTGACTCACCTGAGCATCATATGGATGGGGACTTTACAAAGGCTACACCCAAAGAACAATCAGAAATACTTAGGCAGGTTAGTCTGTTTGAGGATAGGATTCATAAACTATTAGGGGTATCGTTTAAACAAATCGTAAGCTCTAGTAATTTTACTAAAGCAATTTAACAGGAGTTAATATGATAGAGATAATATTTATACTTGGGGGGTTAGTTGCATTGGTTGCATCTTTCTTTGTGTACATAGCCTTGTTAGCTAAGGGGAAGATTCAACCACACATACCGCCACGCTACATGAGCAGGGATACTAGGCAACGAGGAAACTTTTGGGATACAGAGACTCAGAAGTTTTACAAGTGGCATCAGATAGAAGAACTAAAAAAAATTAGAGAGGTAAGAAATGACACAATATCTAAATGAAATTTTAACAGGTAAGGAACGAGTGAGTGATGAAGAACTTGACAAGGTTGTCACATCTTTATACATGCACAAGACTGAAGACGAGGACTATAACTTAACAACCTTTGCAAGTGGTAGAACTGTTAAAGAATTTGCAGACAAGCGTAAGAAAGATGAGGTATCTTATGGAGAGGGTTGAGGTTGCAGTGGTCGGGCTTTTCTTAGCGTTGTGGACGTTGATGTCCTTACAAATGCTAACAGCAGCGGAGAAACCACAAGGCATTAGACAATACGAGGTGTGTCGAGATAAACTTTTCACGCCTTACCCTGAAGAAGTAAACCAACGAGTATGGAGGAAGTGTATCAATGGCTAAAGCAAGAACTAAAACATTAAAGGCTTACATGTCTGCTACCCAAGGCAAGGGTAAGAAGACAAGTCAAGGTGAGGGTAACGTTAGCACTGCTACCATGAATAAAAATAAACGCAAGTCGTTTAAACAATATAGAGGACAAGGTAAATGATAAAAGAAGATAATTTTTTAGCAGAAATGTTTCACGATTTAGATAATGATGGTTCGTTAAATATTAGTGGAGAATATATGGCAGTAGAAGATTATGACACAAGAATAACTACCCCTAGTTTATCAGTATACTTTACGGAAGGAGAGAGGATTTGTATGCGTCCATATAAAGAGGCTAAAAAATATAACTTACCTATCTACTGGTCATTTAATGAACGAGAGGACAAGGAAAATAGCACACTAGTTAATGTGTAAAAAATAGCCTTTAATTTTTTAAAACTGTTTACATCTTAGCATTAGTGTGGTATAATACAGCCCATGTATTTAGAAGAAAGAGAACAATATCACACAGAGATTCTAACTCGTGAAGAGTATAGAAAATTTGGAGAGTACATGACAGCACACTACCCAAGTGTAGGGCATGTGGTTGAGAAACTAGACGAGACCTTTAGGGTACGTTTAGATAATACACCACTAACATTTTGGGAAGAGATATTAGAATCAATTAGAGTAGATGACTAAGCATACTATAGGGTAGCCCTCAACAGAACTTCCTTTAACTCTTAGTATTCGACACTGAAGTCGAGCAAGTTTTCGGTGCTTTGTGCAGAAAGAACCGACCCATTTAAACACCCTACAAATTAACTAAAATAATACTTGCATTATATATCAACCTATGTTATAATGTACAGACTTATTACAACAAAGGAGGAAACTTATGTATGAGTATATAGAAGGTAAGGCAATGTGGGCTAATGTTAGTACACCGAACACCAAGTTCGGAGACCCTAAATATCAGATCACTGTTCTTACAGATCAGGAGACAGCCGATAGATTAGAATCTGTTGGGCTAACACAAGTGAAAGATAGAGCAGGTCAACCTAAGTATGATGAACCAGCATTTTCTTTTAGTAGAAAGGTTGAGGTTGCGGGCAGAGTTAATGCCGCACCTTTACTTGTAGATGTTGATGGTAACAAATTAGATGTTGCTGTTGGTAATGGTTCTGAAGTTAAGGTAAAGATTAAGCCTTACACAGGAAAGTACGGTACGTTCGCTGAGTTAGTAGCTGTTAAAGTTAGTAACTTGATTGAGTATATTGAAGCTGATACTGATAACGAGGAGTTTTAATAGTGGTTATCACTATCAAGAATGAAGAAGGCGAAACAAACTTCGACATCGACAATATCACTGATGATGGAGTGAAGAAAGAAGCTACCATTATAGTACAGAAGGTAGGTAACTTACAAGTTATCATTGAAGCCTTGGACTTTGCAAGTCGTGCTCATCGAGGTAACTTAGAAGAGCTACTCAAAGGTAGAGAGGAAGCCATCATCGAAACAGAACGTGCCAGAAATGATAAAGGGCAGTTCGTTGGTGATGACCCCGACACTATTGAGAATGAATCAAAGGTAGAGATAGACGATAACGACTAACCATTAGTGAGGGCTAATATGGAAAACAAAACTTGGCATAAGTTAAAACAACCTTGTCCACTTTGCACCAGTAGTGATGCTGTAGGAATCAACGAAGATGGTTCAGCAAAGTGTTTCAGTTGTGGAGAATTTATGCCTAATTATAATAATTCATGTGAAGGAAAAGATATGGAACAAACAACAACAGTAAATCAAACAGTGTTTAAACAACCTGATACTATAGACACAGGTACTTTCTCTGCTCTAACTGATAGGCGAATCTCTCAAGAGACAGCTAAGAAGTATAGCGTTAAGGTAGCTCACGATCTACAGGGCAAGGTAGTTAAACACATGTACCCTTATTATAATGGACTTGAACTTTCTGCTACTAAAGTTAGAAATGTAGTTAGCAAAGACTTCTTTGTTAATGGTTCTTATAATGACACAGGTTTGTTTGGTCAACAGTTGTTTAAAGGTGGCAAGTATGTCACCGTAACCGAAGGGGAGTGTGATGCTATGGCGGCTTACGAACTACTAGGTAGTAAGTGGGCAGTCGTATCCATTAAGCGTGGTGCACAGGGGGCAGTCCGAGACATCAAAGATAGTCTAGAATTCTTTGATGACTTTGAAAACGTTATCATATCTTTTGATAGTGATAAGGCGGGACAGGAAGCGGCTATTAAAGTTGCGAGGCTGTTTAAACCCGGCAAGGCTAGGATACTCACGCTTCCCAATGGCTTCAAAGACCCTAATGATATGCTTCGTGACAACAAGCACAAGGATTTTGTTGAGGCGTGGTGGGCTAGTAAAGTCTACACACCTTCAGGCGTTATCAATGTATCGGAACAGCGTGAGAAGTTTCATAACCGTGAGAGAAAACCAAGTGTCCCCTATCCTTATGAAGGACTAAACAAAAAGCTGTATGGCTTAAGACAGGGAGAGTTGGTTACTTTAACAGGTGGTACAGGACTCGGTAAGTCTAGTGTGACCAGAGAATTAGAACATCATCTCATTAAGAATACTACAGACAACGTAGGCATTATTGCATTAGAAGAAGATTGGAGACGAACCATTGATGGTATCCTTTCCATTGAAGCTAACGCGAGACTCTATGTTGATGAAGAACGTGAGAAGTTTTCTAAAGAAGAACTTGATAATATGTTTGACATACTATATGATGGTGATAATAAAAACAGAGTATGGGTTCACTCACACTTTGGCACTAATGATATTGATGACATCTTTACCAAGCTACGCTTTATGATTATCGGATGCGACTGTAGGTGGGTGGTCATTGACCATCTACACATGCTAGTCAGTGCCGTACACGATGGTGATGAAAGACGAGCTATTGATGCGATTATGACTAGGCTAAGAAGTCTAGTTGAAGAGACGGGTGCGGGGATTATTCTTGTGTCACACTTAAGACGTGTCGATGGTAACAAGGGACATGAGAACGGAATCGAAGTAAGTCTTTCTCATCTACGTGGCTCTAACAGTATCGGACAACTGTCTGATTGTGTGATTGCTCTTGAAAGGAATCAGCAGTCTGATGACCCTGAGGAAGCTAGGACTACAAGACTTCGTGTACTTAAATCAAGATACACGGGTGATGTAGGGCTTGCGGCTAGAGTTGTCTATGATAAAGATACAGGTAGATTAACAGAACTAACAGACGAGGACATTGAGTTTGACCCGTCTGCTGATGAGGCATTTTAATATGGACTTAGTATTTGATATAGAAACAGACGACCTTCAGGCTACACTGGTACATTGTATTGTAGCTCAAGACGCATCCTCAGGGGAGATATTTAAATTTCCTCCTCATAAATTAGCAGAGGGTTATCAGTTTCTTACTACAGCAGACCGCCTCATAGGACATAACGTCATTGGCTTTGACATACCACTGGTAGAAAAGTTTGGTGGTGTTGATCTTAGTAAGATAGAAGTTATAGATACCCTCGTGTTATCTAGGCTGTTTAATCCCACTAGAGATGGTGGTCACAGTTTAGAGAGCTGGGGATTCAGGCTTGGTCTTGCTAAGATAGTCTTTGAAGATTACCTGAACTATTCATCAGAGATGCTAGAGTATTGTGTTCGTGATGTGCAAGTGAACACACTTGTATACAACGCACTGCGTCAAGAGTCCAAGGGCTTTAGTAAATCTTGTATTGAGATAGAGCAATCAGTGGCTAAGATTGTCAAGCAACAAGAAGTTAGTGGTTTTAAGTTTGACATGAAGGCTGCTCTAACTTTGTTAGCAGAGCTTAGAGAAAAGAAACAGCTCATTGAAGACGAGGTACACAATACGTTTAAACCTAAGTGGGTTGATACTAAGTTAGTTACCCCCTACATTAGGACGACAGACGGTAAGCTATCTAAGCGGGGTCTTTCTGACGATGAATACGCAAGGTGTTTAAACACTCTTAACCACGAGCCGTTCATGCGACAGACACTACAAGATTTTAATCTAGGTAGTCGTAAGCAGATTGGAGAATACCTCATAGACTTTGGTTGGAAGCCTGATAGGTTTACTCCGACAGGTCAGCCTATTGTAGATGAGAAAACTCTGTCAGCAATTACGCACATCCATGAAGCTAAACTTATAGCAGACTTTCTTTTATTACAGAAACGTATTGCTCAAGTTGACTCATGGGTAGATGCAGTTAAAGAAGATGGTAGAGTACACGGCTTTGTGATACCTAATGGTACTATCACCGGTAGGATGGCACATAGAAAGCCTAACATGGCTCAAGTCCCTTCTGTTCACAGCCCCTATGGTATAGAATGTAGAGCCTGTTGGATAGTGGATGAAGGGAATGTTTTACTAGGCGTTGATGCTAGTGGACTAGAGCTACGAATGTTAGCACACTATATGGACGATGAAAATTATATAAAGGAGATATTAGATGGAGATATACACACGGCTAATCAAAACGCTGCAAAACTTAAATCAAGAAATCAGGCTAAGACATTCATCTATGCACTCATGTACGGAGCGGGAGATGAAAAGCTTGGCAAAGTGGTCGAAGGAAATACAGCAGATGGTAAACGAGCTAGAGAATATTTCTTCGATAATAACCCTGCATTTAAGTCTCTTAGAGACAGAGTTACGCGGGCAGCCGCCAAGAAATACCTTAAGGGGTTAGATGGTAGGAAGTTGTACATTAGAAATACACATGCCGCACTTAATACTTTGCTTCAAGGAGCGGGTGCTATTGTTATGAAGAAAGCTTTAGGTATATTAGATGACCTACTTAGACTCAACACTATTGATTATAAGTTTGTTGCTAACATACACGATGAGTGGCAGATAGAAGTCAAGGAGTCTCAAGCAGAATTTACAGGGGAGCTTGCTGTTACTAGTATAGTAAAAGCAGGTGAGTATTTTAATCTTCGCTGTCCTATGGATGGTGAATACAAAGTAGGGAGGAACTGGAGTGAAACACATTAAAGAAAAAGAATATAACTGGAGTTTCGCTAGAAGAAATTCAAAAGGAGAAGCTGTATTTAGGCACAGTACAGATGAAACTGTAGAGGATGTAATTATTTTTTTAAGAAGTAAAGATATTGAATATAAATTAACAAGAGGAGCTGGGTCAACTATGTTTTTGGTGTATTTTAACTATCAAAAATATTGTTACTTTTCTACCACTGGAAGATGGGCACCGTGGAATGAGGATGGTTATCCTGATAGACACTACAAATCTAAAGGGATAGAAGATTTTTATACTAGATTTTTATTAGCCGATAAACCTATATTTAAAAACGAAACAGAAACCAAAAAAGAAATAAAGAAAATTCTTGAAGATGAACAGATAGAATACAAAATAAAAAAAGACACGATTACTTTAACTACTAAAGCTATACCTAGAAAAGATGGTAGAGGTAATAGAAGAAGATATACATATGATTATATTATAGGAACGGGTAAATGGAGAAGTATGAATGTTGATGGTAGCTATAATGAAATATACTATCAAGCAAGTAGCATAGAAAACTTTATTACAAAATTTTTTAGACCAAAGGAGGAACTGGAGTGAAACACATTAATAGTTCGGATAACTTTAAAAAAGATTTACAGCGTGGTCGGAACATTGAAAACTTTATACTCGGTAGAGTAAGGGAAAAGTATCCTTGCTCTGTCCTGATAGACGGGAAGTTTAAACCTTATGATTTGTTTGTTCCAGAGACAAATAAAACAATAGAAATAAAAGGAGACTACAGAAGTTGTGAAACTGGTAACATCCTTATAGAGTTGATGATGTTTGATGTTCCTTCTGCGTTACTAACAACCAAGGCAGACTACTGGATTATCTTTACGGGACAAGAGCTGTTGTGGACTACACCAATAAAGATAGTCGAATGTATAACTGTTAATAATATATCTTCTCGTACCTTAACTGGTCAAGGAGATTCTGCATCGAAGGTTGCATGTCTAATACCCATAGAAACATTTAAAAAATATTGCTTTAAAATTGAGGACTCAAATGAAACACATGAAGAAAAGTTGTAACACGTGTGGTGTGTTGTTAGACGAAGCTAACTGGAATCCTTCGTGGAAAGAAACAGATAGGACTCAATGTAAATCTTGTAACAACCCTAACCGTACTGAACATAACCCAAATAGAATGTTTGTTAATGGTAAGTACATACCTAAGTCTCATCAACTGTACAAAGCCGGTAACTTTAAAACGTTTTCAGATGCCGCCTTTGAATCCTTAGCTGGATATGCTACTACCCCTGAAGGAGAAGTCTACATCATTGTTAACCCAGCGTGGAAAGGATGGATTAAAATAGGCATGGCTATCGAGGCTGAGGACAGACTTAGAGGCTATCAAACTTCTAGTCCGCTAAGAGACTTTAAATTAAAGTTTAAGAAATACTTTGATAATAGACGCAAGGCAGAGCAACAGGCTCATACATTATGTGCTAAGAAAGCAACCAAGCGCAAAGGAGAATGGTTTAAGATAGACCTAAAGATAGCTAAAGATATTATTAATAACATGGAGATCGTTTAAACATGACTAAATCAAAGAAAACACTTGACACATTGGTCGGAGACATCTATAATAAGATAGGTGTACTTGCTGATGGTGAGCACATGGAACTAGACGAAGCCGCTATAGATAAGTTCGGTGAGTCTATGAAAGAAGTTCTTTACAGCTGGTCACACCCTGCACCACGAGGTAACACTACCTTACGTATGTCTAACATTGGTAGGAAAGAAAGACAACTCTGGTACGACATGAAGACTGAAGGTACTCCAGAAAGGATGCCACCATCTTTGTTCATTAAGTTCTTATACGGGCACTTGCTTGAGGAAGTTGTGTTGCTGTTAGTTAAACTAGCAGGACACGAGGTAACAGGAGAGCAGAAAGAAGTAGTGGTATCTGGAATCAAAGGACACATGGACTGCATCATTGATGGAGAGGTTGTCGATATTAAGACAGCATCTGGCTTTGCCTTTAAGAAATTTAAAGACGGTACCTTAGCAGAGAACGATGCGTTTGGTTACATGGCACAGTTAGCTGGGTATGAAGAAGCAGAGGGCACAAGTAACGGAGGATTCCTAGCATTGAACAAAGAGTCAGGAGAGTTAGCTTTATACCAACCAGATAATTTTGATAAGCCTAACATCAAAAAGAAAATCAGTAGTATTAAAAAAGCTGTCAAGCTTTCTACTCCTCCTGATAGGTGTTACACTACTATACCTGATGGTAAGTCTGGTAACATGCAGCTTGCAAAAGGATGTGTATATTGTAGACATAAGTTTGAATGTCACAAAGATGCTAACGAGGGTAAAGGTTTAAGAGTATTTAAATATTCAAATGGATATAGGTATCTAACACAGGTACCTAAAGCCCCTAATGTTATCGAGGTAACACAATTATGAGCGGTAAGAGAGCAAAACAAGTAAGAAGAAGAGGTAGAGAACTACTGATTGAGTGGATTAGAACTATGGTTCCTGAAGAGGGAGAGCAGACTCCTATAGATAAGAGTAACATAGATAATTTTCTACCACAACAGACACACTTCTTTGCAGGTGGACAGCTTAGACAGAGTGCTTATACTTTAAAATGGTTTTACAAGAAAGTAAAACGTAACCCGAATGTAACACTGGAGAACATCAATGCCTAAGAGAGTCCCTCGTAAACCGAGACCAAAGAAGACAAATGTTCCAAAAGGATATGACAGTAAATGGGAGTATGATATTCATCAAACCATTCTTAAAGATTGGAAACATCATTATGAATCTATTAAGTACATCATTAAGAAAGAGTATGAAGTAGATTTTGCAAAAACTATAGGGGACAAGACAATCCTCCTCGAAGCTAAGGGCAGGTTCTGGGACTACGCTGAGTACAGTAAGTATCTGTGGGTAAGGAAAGCTTTACCTGCTAATATGGAACTAGTGTTCCTATTTCAGAAGCCATACGCCCCTATGCCAGCCGCTAAGAAAAGATTAGATGGTACCAAGCGTACTCACGCAGAATGGGCAGAAGCAAATGATTTTAGATGGTACAGTGAAGATACTTTGCCGGACACTTGGAGAACTAATGGATTATAAATTTAATGAATAAAAACAATAGAAAAGATTATCATAAAGAATATGGTAAAAAGTGGTATCAAGATAATAAAGAAAAAAGAGATACTCAAAAAAAAGAATATAATAAAATTAATAAAGAAAAAATAAAACTACATAAACAAGAGTACGAGTTAAAAAGAAAATATGGTATAACTTTAAAAGAAAGAAATATTTTATTACAAAAACAAAACAATAAATGTAAAATTTGTTCTTTAAAGTTTAATGAAAATATCTTTAAATTAAAAGCTTGTGTAGACCACTGCCACGACACTGAGAAAGTCAGAGGTTTGTTATGTCGTACTTGTAATGCAGGACTCGGTTATTTTAAAGATAACATAGAAGAATTAACAAAGGCTATTAACTATTTAAAGGAAACAAAATGAACTATAAATTTAATGAAGATCAATTACTATCTGAGCTTAAGGCTTATGTAGATGCCACATACAGCGAACATTATGCCTCTGATAAGTACCAAGCAACAGATGTTATCATTGATGCTGGACACGGTGAAGGATTCTGTATGGGTAATATTATGAAGTACGCTAAACGCTATGGAAATAAAGACGGACATAACAGAAAAGACTTGCTAAAAATACTACACTATGGTATAATAATGCTTGATATACATGATGATAGAGACAAGTTTTTTAAAACAGGAGAGAGTAAGTGGTAGAAGATAAAGTAGGTATCAAAGAATGCCTAGGGATAAAAATTAATTATAGTAACGAAAGAAACTTAGATAAGTTTAGTCTTGATACACTTAAGGATAGATACTTATGGAAGGATAAAACACATAATGAAACACACGCACAAGAAGCCTTCGCAAGAGCATCCGTCTTCGGAGCAACCTACAAAGGTGTCACAGATTTTGAATTGGCTCAAAGACTTTATCACTACAGCTCCTCATGTTGGTTCATGTTTAGCACTCCTATACTTAGTAACGGGGGAACAAGCCGTGGTCTTCCTATTAGCTGTTTCCTCAATTATGTTCCTGACAGCAGGGGTGGTTTATCAGACCATTATGACGAGAACATTTGGTTGGCAAGTTCAGGTGGAGGTATTGGTGGATATTGGGGAGACGTTAGGAGTAACGGTGTATCTACTGCTCATGGCAGTAAGTCTACTGGTTCTATCCCTTTCATGCATGTCGTAGATTCTCAGATGTTAGCCTTCAACCAAGGCACAACAAGACGAGGTTCTTATGCGGCATACATGGACATAAGTCATCCAGAGATTGAAGAGTTTATTAACATCCGGAAAGAATCAGGTGGGGATATTAACCGTAAGTCTTTAAACTTACACAACGGTGTTAACATCACCAATGAATTCTTACAGGCTGTTGAAGCCGATTCAGAGTGGAGACTTATAGACCCTAAAAGTAAGGAAGCTCTTAAGGTTGTTAGTGCTAGAGACTTATGGTGGCAAATCATTAACGCTAGAGCAGAGACAGGAGAGCCTTACATGATTAACATTGACACATGTAACGCGGCTCTACCTAAAGAACAGAAAGCTTTAGGCTTAGAGATTAAGCAGAGCAACCTGTGCTCAGAGATAACACTACCTACTAACGAAGAACGAACAGCCGTGTGTTGTTTATCTAGCGTAAATTTAGAATACTTTGACGAGTGGTCAGAGAACCCTATGTTCATTAGAGATTTAATAACCATGCTCGACAATGTTTTACAACATTACATTGACAACGCTGTTGATACAGACAACTTAGGAGAATACAATGCAAACTTTAAAAGGTTTCAAAAACATATCAAGCCCGGTAAAGAAGGCTTTCTTAAATCTGCCTACTCGGCTTACAGAGAGCGTTCACTTGGTCTCGGTGCGATGGGATTCCATTCGTATCTCCAATCACGCAGCCTTCCTTTTGAGGGTATCTATGCTACGGGGTTTAATCACAAAGCGTTTAAACACATTAAAACACACGCTACCAGAGCATCTGAAAGACTTGCAGACGAGCGTGGAGAAGCTCCTGATGTCAGTGGTAGTGGGCGTAGGAATGCTCACCTTCTCGCTGTTGCTCCTAATGCCTCTTCTAGTATTATTTGTGGCGGGACATCTCCTTCTATTGAGCCGTACAGGGCTAATGTTTATACGCACAAGACTCTCTCCGGTTCTTTCCAAGTTAAGAACAGACACTTAGAAAGCTTATTAGCTGCTAAGAAACTAAACAAAGATGAGCTTAAAGAAGTTTGGAAAGACATAGCCGGACATGAAGGTTCAGTGCAACACCTATCTATTCTTACTGATGAAGAGAAAGAAATATTTAAAACTGCCAATGAGCTTGACCAGATATGGATTATAGAACATGCTTCTAAACGTCAAGAGTTTATTTGTCAGGCTCAGTCAGTTAATTTATTCTTTACAATTCCTACAGCTACTGAGAAACAAGAAATACACGATGACTACATGCAGTATGTAAGTGATGTACATTGGTATGGGATGCATAAGCTAAAGTCTTTGTATTACTTTAGAACTAATGCTGCTCGTAACGCAGAGAATGTTAACATTAAAGTTCAGCGTATTAAATTAGATGACGCTGAGTGCATAGCTTGTGAGGGATAATATGAAATGTTGGCACTGTAATACAGATTTAATATGGGGTGGAGACATCGACCTCGAAGAAGAAGATGATGGGTACGTTATGGAAACTAATTTAAGCTGTCCTAAGTGCCACGCAGAAGTCTTAGTTTACTTACCTAACTTGGATACACTATGAAACAAGAAGCGTTTACACATATCTTTACATCAGAGTTTAAAGGATTCACTAGTAGAATGTGGGTTGATTACCTAGATGAAACTAACAGCCTTGTATCAACAACAGATGATTATGCTGGGTATGTCATCAACAACTTTAAATATTTAATTAGAAAATACAACGACCAGCACGGTCAATCACACTTAAACGAGAAATAACTATGAGCCTATTAGACACACGAGAACATTACAAACCCTTTGACAATCCTTGGATGTTTGATTACTATGTTCTACAGAATCAAATGCATTGGATGCCTGAGTCTGTGCCCCTTCATACCGATGTAAAAGATTGGCAGGAGATGAACCCTAACGAGAAGAACTTACTAACACAAATCTTTAGATTGTTTACTCAGTCAGATGTAGATGTTGGAGCAGGGTATGTTGATAGATACATGCGTATCTTTAGAAAGCCTGAAGCTAGGATGATG